TAAAGTCACTATCCTGAATGGTGAGAATGGTACAGAAAGAAGAATTATGACTACTGGAGCTAACTCTTATTACATTTATGAATGTTTGAAATGCGGTCATAGTGACAGAACAAAGGAAAGTTCTCTGACAAAGCAGCAAAGAAAGAATTTGGTTACATGAAATTCTTCTTTACAAAAAAGATAAACTTTCGTACAATAGTCTTATGACTATACCAAAGACAAAGAAAGTATACAAAACTTATTCAAAGACTTACAAACAGAATTGCTTCAATGCTTGGTACTCAAGGGGGAAACCTGGATTAGGTTCTTTTGTAAAAGAGATGGATGAGGATGAATATGGAAGAACTCCGTCTCATGCAATTGTAGTAAATTGGAGGCATGAAGATAGTTGGGATGTTCATGCTGATGATTTAGATGCAAAAGCAGAAGCAATAGTAGATGATGAATTAGTAAACCATAGAGTTTTGATGTTGAAACAAATGGCATCAAAAGGTAAAGAGTTGCAGAAGATGGGGATAGAGTGGATCAGAGAGAATAAATTTGATACTTCATCATCTGCTGTAAGTGCAATTTTCAAGGGGGCAGAATTAGAAAGAACTTCTCGTGGCATATCTGAAAGGCTAGTAAAAATGTTGAAGATGTCTGATGAAACCCTTCTTCTGGAAGCTCAGAAACTTCTTGAAAAGGCTTCTGATTCTGGTGAGATTATAGATATGGAAGTTACAGAAGAAGAAGTAGAATAAAATGGCTAGAACTAAGAATTTTACATTAGAAGATAAACGTGCGCTTTTCCTTGTATTAGAAGAGCTAAACTCAAGGAATATAGCGTTACCAGAAGAAAGTTCTGGAGTTCTAAAAAAGAAAAATCTTGTTTGGCCAGTAGATGAGAATGGCTACTTCATAAAGAAAGACGGCACTCTTTATAATGCTACAGAAGCGCAAGCTGGATTTATAGCAACAGAATCCCGATTTTCCTTGTATTATGGGGGTCGTGGTTCTGGTAAAAGTTGTGCGGGTGGACAGAAAGCTCTACGTAAAATAATGAATGGGGAAAATGGGGCAGTAATAAATCCTTTGTTTTCTGATTTCAAAGATTCCACATGGAAAGAATTCAAACAGTGGATACCTTGGGACATGGTTGTTTCTACGCAGAAACACAGAGTTAATGATGAATGGCAACCTTCTCAGCCTTTTACAATGGTCTTTATGAATGGGGCTAGTGTGATGTGCAAGGGATTGAAAAATCCAGATAGCGCACGAGGGCCAAATATCAATTGGCTTTGGTACGATGAAAGTCGAAATGATCTTACAGGCATGGCTTGGAAAATGGCTATTGCTTCTGTTCGTGTTGGTAAAAACCCTCAAGCATGGACTACTACTACTCCAATGGGCATGTCCCACTGGCTTTATGAGTTCTTTATTGAAAAAGATTTGCCTGATGTCGTATTGGGAATTATGGAGAAAGAAGGAATTAGTATGGACTCCCTTATTTCTTCTTTCAAGGGGTCTATCAATGATAACAAAGAAAATCTTGACCCTGGATTTTATGTGTCTATTCTCAGCTCTTATCCTTCTGGTTGGTTGAAGGATAGAGAAGTAGATGGAGACTTTGCAGAAGAAGGGGGGAAGATTGGTGACGCTAGGTGGTTTACCGCAAATGATGATGGAGAAAATAAGATAATCAAAGAGCTACTTCCCGACCAAACTAATGTTCTTAGATATTGGGATTTAGCTGCTACTGAAAAGAAGCAAGCAAAGAATGATCCTGATGAAATGGTAGGCACTCTTATTTCTAAGCACAAAGGAAAATCAAATGATAAACCAATATTTTGTATTCAAAATCAAATTGGTGGTCATTGGGGGGACAAAAAGGCGATTGAAATAATTGCTAATGTTGCTAGAGCAGATGGCCCACTCATTACAGTTATGGTTGAGCAAGAGCCTGGAGCATCAGGAAAGATAACAGTTGCCGCAGTTCGGGAGTATTTCAAGCGATTTCCTGAGTTACAAGCGCATACTGTGAAGGGTTTAGATGTAAAAAAGGTCGGAGATCGTGTTTTGGCTGCGAACTTGTTGTGGTTTTCTCTAGCACAAGAGGGTAGAATGTATATGATGGAAGCTGCATGGAACAAGGAAACCTTGAAACAGATAGATGGATTTACTCAAGTTGTCCATGACGATAGAGTTACTTCAATCACAAACGGGATGTTTGAACTAAATCCGTATAAGGTTTGGAAGAAATCCGAGTTTATGACACTATAGGTGAGATATGAGAATCGGTACTGATACAAGTTTTTGGGCAGAGAATGTAGATTACACAAAGATGGTAGCTAATGGGGCAGAATTTACTATTCTTCGTGCAGGGCAGGGTTCTTGGATTGATAATTATTTTCAGAAGAACTATGACGCTTCGGAAGGCATGTTGCCTAGAAGCACTTATTGGTTTTTCGATCAAAGATATAAACCATCAAGACAAGCAGAGCTTCTTGCTGCTGTATTGAAAGATAATCCTTTAGAAGGGTACATTTGGGCTGATTACGAAAGAGATTACGAAGGTGCTAGTTACGCTAAGTGGGAAGACTTCCACACTTTCCTGAGAGAGATTGAACGTCTTATTCCCGATATGGTTGGAAGAATTGGAGTTTACACCAGGTATTATTATTTTTCAGAGAAAGTTCCTTCTGACAAGTGGTATTTATTCGAGAAGTACCCATTTTGGGAAGCTAGATACGAAGCGGAAGCTCCATTCGACAAACCTTTCAAATGTCTTCTTTGGCAATACTCTGAAAAGGGAGATGGTCTTGCTTACGGATTAGACCCTTATGTGAAAAAGTTCATTGATTTAAATTATTTTAGGGGTACTGATGAAGAGTGGAAAATTTTTACGGGTAACTCCATCGTAATTCCTCCAGACCCGATTGATCCTCCAGTTGAGCCAGTAGACCCTGGAGAGTATAAGGGAACTGTAATTAGCCCAACTGGTATAAACATAAGAACGTCTCCAGAAGTTCTGTCTGATAATAAAGTTGGAGCTATGTGGAAAGGGAGTGTTCTTGTAGGATCAGATTTAGTAAAGAAAGAGAATGGAAATGAGTGGTTGCTTCTAAAAGACGCTTACGTAGCAGTAAAATATAATGGACAAACTTTACTTGAATTAGAAGATGTTGTTGAAGAGCCTGAACCGCCCATTGAGCCACCAGCAGTAGGCAGGGAAGATTGGAAACCTGACCCTGTAAGCGAGTTGCACTTCACTCGACATACTGGTTATGCAAAAGTGCCAATATATTCAAGTCCTAACGGGCGCATCATTGAGTTTATGGCAGAGCAATCCGCTATCTTATTGGGTAACAAGGTTGTCGATAATTTTATGCGTGTCACTTGGTATAACAATGACTACAAAGAAGATGGATGGGGTTGGGTAGATTACACAGCAAAAGACATGTTGCCGATAGTTGATATTCCACAGACAACATTGAATAGACTAATACCCCCTAGAAAACAAGATCCTGTTTTGCTTAGAACTGTAACCGTTCCAGATGATGGTCAATACGTTTATTTTGAACACGCCAAAACTAAAGACTATACAACAACTCAGCCAGATACCGCTGTTTTGTGGCAGGATAATCAGCAACATTCAGGATGGATTGAAACTACAGAAGATTTGCAATGGCTGGCGTTTGAGCTTCTAATGGTAGCTGCTCCTGGCTATCGAATTGATTACTATGTTTCGGCGTGGCTTTATACTTATGCAGATAATCGCTTCTTTACTGACTTGCAAGATAAGGACGGTCACAGAGATTATGTCTCAGGACAAAATCCAAATGCAAGTCCGTTCAAAATTAAGTATTCGATTATTACCAGAGGCAATGCTTTCATTGTGGATGAAAAGATTACTAATAATTCTTTCATACTAGGTGGTCTTGACATAACAAATCCTATGCCTAAAGCAGAAGATATATATGGTAATCCAAGATATGTGTTTTTCGCCACGCAACAAAGCCCTGAGATACTGTCTAACGGAAAGCCGAAAGTGACGCATCAGCCAGGAATAAAACAGCTTGTCATAGAAGGTGGTGTGGAGAGGATGGAAAAAACTGGGACACCAATACCTAAAATTTCTGCTATTTATACCTGCCCGAAAGATGGATACCATCGGTGGGCAAATTCAGGCGAGAAGTTGTCTATTGTGAACCTATCAAGAGACCTATAGAAGGATTTATTTATGGCTACACAAGGATTTCCAAGTTCACAGAATACGCTAAACCCCGCTCCTCAGATTCCTCCTCCAACAAAAGAATCTGGACAGCGGTCTATTGATACGGGTGACATATTCTTTAGTAGATTTACTACCCCTTGGGCTAGACCTGATGTAGTAAGTGCTGATATGTGGCGTAAATTTGTCATGTTACAGCCAATTGCTGTAGACTGTAAAGAATCATTACAATCCAGTGTAATCGGATTTGATTGGTCTGTTACTGCTAGAGACAGTGAAAAACGTGACGAATTGAAATCTGTAATCAAATATTATACTAAACTTATTGATAAGGGTGGAGACTATTTTGATTTTGGTTACGAAGGTCTAATTGAGCGAGTTTTGTCTGATTTCCTAGATATACCTTTTGGTGCTGGTGCAGAAATAGGAAGAAAGAAAGACAATCCTAATGGTAGAGTTGTATGGGTAAAGCCTATGGATGGGGCAACTTTATACCCTACTTTGAATAGGAAAGTCCCTGTTATACAGTATTACAACGGACATTCTGCACAGTTTCCATCCCATGCTATGTCTCGTGTTTATATGACACCAAGTACGAACATTCTCAGAGAGGGGTGGGGAATGGCCCCTCCTGAAAAAGTGTATTTCGCTTTGGAAATGCTTCGTAGGGGAGATTCATACTATTCAAACTTACTGTTAGATACGCCTCCAGCGGGTTTGTTAGATTTGGGTGATATGGAAAAGGATTCTGCTTATGATTGGGCTACAGCATTTAGAGCTTTCCAAGCTGGAGATCCTAGCTCATTTGCTATTCCTATTCTATATGAGCATACAACGGATGTAAAATTTATTCCATTTGGTAAAGTTCCTAACGACATTATGTATGATCGCATTACTCTGAAATACGCCGCTATAGTAACTGCTGCTTATGGATTGTCTTTGGGAGATATAGGGTTGCAGACCACATCGGCATCTGGAGAAACTTTAGCGGGTTCAATACGTCAAGAACGTAGAAGCAAGCGTACAGGTATAGCTAGAGCCAAGAAAGCGATAAAGCGTTTCATGGAAAACTTTCTTCCTGATACGCTACAGTTTAATATCATTGACCCTGACGATGAAGTGAATATGTCAATGGGTAAGGCAAGATTAGCTACTGTTACTGCTTTCAAGCCAATGTATGAAATGGGAATCTTCTCTCGTGAAGAAATGAGATTGCAGATGCTCCAAGATGGGTTGATGAATAAGGATTTTCCAGAAGGTATTCCAGAAGATGTTGAGCCAGTAGATACAGGTAACACTCCAGAACGTCCAGGTTCTCTTGGAAGTTCTGAAAGTGCTGCATCTGGTGGACAGGGTAATGTAAGACTTTCTGCAATTTCTGTAAAGAAGTCTAAAGATTTCGAGCGATATGTAAAGGGGTTTGTTGGAGACATTGTAAAATCTACAGGTAAGTCTATTATTACAGCAAAGAAAGAGCTTTCAGAAGATGACATTTATTTAGTTCGTTCATTAGTAGACACATCTTTATTTGGAGATGTAGATTCCTTAGAATTAATAGAAGCTATAAAATCGGTTTGGAAAGGTAAGAAATGGATGAAGTTATCCTTCGATAAATCCTTACCAGAAGAATTAGAAAAGTTTGCTTCAAGGAATATGTCTGATGATAAGAAAGAGAAATTACATAATGTAGATTGGGTTAGTGTTGCCAATGAGTTCAAGAGTGATATAGATGAAGGAACAAAAGAATTTATAGGAAAGTCTACCGTTTACCTCCTAAAAGATATATTGTTGGCAGAAAACGGTATTGACACTGATGTAGAAACAAATTACGATAATATAGTAAAAGATGTCCATAAAGCCTTATATGGAGATTTTGACAGTTTCGTTTCAGCTTATATTAACCTAGAAGTAAAAAATCTTTTAGGAAGAATCAAACAAGAGGTGATTAGTTATGATTAGGAAACAAGTAAATTGGCAGACAGTACCTTTAGAATACCCGAATGGTCATACAGATTTTCGTGAAGCCCTGAAACCGCTTTATGAAAACGGGTGGGAAGTTACTGGACAAACTTATGGTGGTATGAGGCATAATGCTGCTGGAGTGAATGTAGATTTTTTCTTTATTCATTTGGCGAAATATGAGTATGTTGATGAGTTAGCTCCACCGAAGAAAAAAGCAGGTAGACCAAAGAAGGATAAGTAATATGCCAACTAATGTAGATAAGTATTTTAGTTATGAACATCTTCCAGAGAAACTACAAAAGATTTCTAAGCCTGTAGCTGTGTTGTCTAAATTCATGGAAAAGATGCTTCCAGATGGTGCAGAGAAATCTGCTGGAATGAGAAAGTTATTAGAAGCAAAAGATTGTTTTGTGCGTGCATATTTAGATGCTTAAATGGTTTTTGTTAGTTGCGTTATTCGGGAGATTAGTTATTCTCCTTATTCAGAAATTTCCCCTTCCACAATTTCTGAATGAATGGCAAAGTTGTCAGCTTTGTTCTGGAGTGTGGGTATTTACCACACTCGCAGCTATTTTTAGAGTAGATTTATTATCTACCATTTTTTATGAGTTAGGTGTTGGTTATGTCCCTTTTATGAGTGAATTTTTGACAGGCGCGGTAACTAGCTGGATATTGTATGTTTTTGAAATTGGTTTCAAAGAGAGATATTTGAACATTACTGTTCTGGAGTAAACATGGAAGAAGGTAAAAGCACTATTTCTAGCGTTGATATGATGATTATAAAAGCTTCTCGTGAAAAATCAGACGGGACTATGCGATTACGCATGGTGAATTCTGATACGGGGGAAGATGTTTTCGGAGAGAAGATGTCTGTAGAGTTGTTTGAAGACTTTATTAGACGTAGTGACGAAAATCTTCCTGTTCCAGAGCCTTTTGATGACGTTATTCACGAAGAAAAGTGGCAAGGCGGTAAACCTTATCTTTCAATTGCTCATTATAAGTCAGACGCTTTTACTGAACTACCTGGGGAACAAGAAAAGATTTATTTGGACGGAAAAAAACTAAAGTCTGTAGATGTTCTCCATGATAATGAATTAGGGAATAGTGTTTGGAAATCTGTTTACAATGATTTATATGCAGAAGAAAAAGACTTTGAAAATCCTGTTAGAGTTTCTATTGGTTTTATTGATTTAGAGCATAAACATGAGATTGAAGACGAAGATGATTTTGTATTTACAAGAACATCTTTAGAAGATAAGTGCGAATTATGTACGAAAGGTGTTGAGAATAAGGTTTATCTAAAAGGGCATTTGGTACACAAAGCATTTACTCGTGTTCCTGCTCATCCTAGAACTGATGTGGAGATTGAAATGAAATCTAATGGAATTGTTACTAAAGAAGATGATGCAAAAAGTATTATTGGAGACATCGAACTTGAGAAGAAATCTCAAGTAGTTGAAGATATTATGGTTGTGAAGGCTGAAACAGACATTGAAGAACTTGCATGGGCTGTTAGAGATGCCTTTTACGATGAATTTATTGAGCCTAGTCCTTGGGTACAAGCTGTCATGGAAAAAAGTGTTATTGTAAATGAAGACGGACAGCTATTTAAGGTGGGATATAAAGAAGTTGAAGGAAAATTCTTATTTGATGAGCGTTCTTCGTGGAAAAAGGTGCAACATGGTTTTGTTCCTATGAAGAGTAAAGCTGATGAAGGTAAGTGGCAAATAAAACTTGAAAATCCTAGTACAGAGAAATCTGTAAATGATGAGGTAATTATGAAAGACGAAAAACCAGTTGAAGCGGAAGTATTTCCCGCTAAGAAAGTAGAAGCTATTCCTGTAGAAGAAGTTACTCCTAAATCAGAAGTATCTGAATTTGCACAGGCCTTAGAAGACAAACTTGCGGAACTTGCTGAAAAAGGTGTATACGGGGAAGATGCTCTGAAAGAAATTCAGCCTATGTTCAATGAGCTTGGAGAAGTTGTGAAATCTAAAGTTACTCCTCAAGGAGCATTAGGTGATGTTGCTGGTGTCATAAAGTCCACTATGCAAGAACTTATTCCTACTTTGAAACAGGAAATCGTTTCGCAGCTAGTGAAAGAATTGAGTGGGCTTACTGTACAATCCGTAGCTCCAGTATTGACGGATGAAGTTCCTGCTCCTCGAAGTATTGAAGTAAAGCGAAGTAATATCACTGAGCAGGGACAAAAACAATTATCTCAAATTGAGAGACTTGCAGGATTGGGATAAGTTATACTTTACATAATGTAATCAAGGTTGTAGAATAAAACTATAACCAACACTACGGTTAAGCCTTCTTCGGCGGCGTGGGAAACCTATTCATTTAGAAGGAGGCTATAATGCCTGAGTTAGTATTAAATCTTGGTCAAGACCAAGTAAAAGAGCAGGGCTTTGTTTCAAAAGCAACTGACCCTGTACTTCCTGGAGTAACTACTCCTGGTGATTTTGCTGCACAGTACCCCACTCCCCTAGACACAACCGAACTTCTCGCTATGTGCGAAGAAGTAAATTTGCTTCGGGCTATTCCAGATGAAAGCACTGGACTGAAAGCATTTACTTATCGAGAGATGGATGAACTTGCTTTTGTCTCTGGTTCATCTTATGTTTCATTTGCGGATGGAGCATGCCCTGAAAATTATGAGCATGATGGTGATAATGTTACTGCCACACTAAAAAACATTGGCGCTTACAAATCTCTAACCCTTTCTGACATCATGCACTCTGCTGCTGTAGCAGGCATGTCGCAAGGCGGTTTTGGTGTAGGTATTGATAGTTTGAACGGGCCTATGCCTGCTGGTCAAGGACTTCCTGGTGTTGCTGGTGTAAATACGTTAGCTAATCAGGCAGTTGCTAATTTGAAAGCAAAAGAAATGGCTTTGATGGCAACCCTCGTACTGAATGGCGAAGATCGCCTCTTAGTTCGTGGTAACGCAAGCTCTAACGCTCTCGAATATGATGGCATTGAAACTCTCATCACCTCTGGCAATGGCTCACATACAAACGCTTCGAGTGAGGCATCTGGCACGTTCTCTGGTGCAAACTTTGACCGTTTCTTAGCAGAAGGTTGTGCTAAACCTACCGCAGTTTTCGGTCATCCCACTGCCATCCAAGAAATGATGAGCGCATATTTCCAACTTGGTTATCAAGGTTCGCAACTTGTAAATCATAATGATGGAAAACGCATCGTTCCTGGTTACAACTTCGCAGGTGAAGTCAATACTGGCATCGGTACGCTCATGGTTGTTGCGGATAGTAACTTTACTCGCACAGCTTCAAGTGCAACCACATTCCAATCTAGCCTTTACGCTCTGCGTATGAGCCACAACGGAGAACCTTTGATATTCCGTAAGACTCAAATTCCATTGGCTTTCAAGGACTTAGCTCCTGGATGTACTGCAATTGCGTTCCAGATTTGGAAGAAAACTGTCCTAGTTGCCAAAGCTCGATGCGCTCATGGTAAATATACGAGCTTGTTCAGTGGGAGATCGGTATCAACCTGTCCAGTAGTCCACTTATCGAACGATTAAGATAAGATTAGTCCGATTTAGATTAAGAGTGCAAGAATTTCTTGCACTCTTTTTATTTTAATGGTATACTCTTTATGCTTATGACATAAGACTTCGAGAACAAATAGCGGTTAGTGAACTTGTGTCATAAGCAAACACTCGAATTTCATTAGCCGCTATTTGTTTTGGAATGGATATGAATAATGTGTCTGGAATATACAAGATAGTAAACTTAGAGAATGGAAGAATTTACATTGGGAGTAGTATAGATATTGTACATAGGTGGAATCATCATAAAAGTTTTCTTAGAAGAAATGCTCACCCCAATCCGCTTTTGCAGAACTCATGGAATGTTCATGGAGAAACATCTTTTGAATTTAGTATTTTAGAAGAAGTGGTAGATAGGGGATCTATATATGATAGAGAGCAATGGTATTTGGATAATGTAGTTGAGTGGGGACAGGATTATAATTTATCTAAATATGCGGATGTACATGCAGAAGGTCGTATTATGTCAGAAGAAATGAAAAGAAAGGTTTCTGCTTTAACCTTAGATGAAGAATTAGAGATACAAAATTTGTATAAAGATACTAACCTTTCTACAAAAAAGATTAGTAAAATATATAATGTGAGTAGGCGTACAGTTAGTAGAATTGTAAAGAAAGATTTAGGAAAAGGTGTTCCAGAACAACGTGAGTTGCTTATACCAAAACCCGACTATAAAGAAGTACAGAACTTGTATATGTCTGGAGATTACACACAACAAGAAATTGGAGATATATGGGGAGTGTCTTCTGCTATGATAGGAAAGATTATCCGCAAAGATTTAGGTAGAGGTGTTCCAAAGTATCCAGAAAAAACTTTATCCCGCGCACATAAACAAAATATAAAGAACTCTGCTCCACGAGAAGAAGAACACGCTCTTTCAAAAATAAATTGTGATGTTGCTAGAGAGATGCGTAGATTATGGAAAACAGGAAATTACTCGCAAAGAGAGATAGGAGAGATATGTGGAGGTATTAGTCAACCTACAGTTGGTAGAGTTGTTAGATATGAGTCATGGTTGTGTGAAGATAAATACTAATCTAATTCTAATCTGCACCTAGGTATTTTCTGATAAGATATATGAAAAGGAGAAAATTATGATGAATCATGTAGCAGGTTTCAAACTCGTATCAGATGGCAATTTAGTAGTGCCAGATGGATATACTGCAAAATATGTAAATAGGAGCATAAAAGAAAGGCTTTTTACTAAATTGTATGGTAGAAAGTGGTCTCCTTTTTGTAAGAAAGAGTTGGTGATTACTAAGAAATACAAACCAGATAGCTCTTTTTATAAGATGGGAGATATTGTAATGGCTCATCCTGAAACTCTTATAAGGCTAAAAGGTGCAATAGGTGAAAAATCCCCAATCTAATTTTAACCTTAATAAAGAATAAATGGTGTAAAATGCAGGAAAGGAGAAGATTATGAATGATAGAGATATAGAAGATACTAGGATGCCTCCAGATCGAATAGCGATGAATGTTGTATGTTATTTTTGCGAGAATAGTGTAAGTATAGATGATGCAACATGCTTGAATTGTGATGACCAAATGCGTAGGTTTGAAAAATACGCTTGTCGTTGGTGCGAAGATGTATATGAAGAGTGTGACGATTGTGGCGGTAGCGGTAAAGATATTTTAGGATCACCTGACCCGTTTGGTGGTTGTGATTGCGTTACTTGTGAAGGATCAGGAGTTATTACCGTCAAACTTCCGATAAAGTGATAATAACGGTAATCCTTATTGTCAAATAAGGATAAAAGTGTAATTATAGGATATATTTTGTACCTACACTTACTTGGAGACTTAGATAAGTATGAATACAAAGCTAATAACCAAATTCCTCCGCTATTTCACAGTCTTCATCTCTGGTGTTTTCTGTGGAATACTAATAGTTACAGTCATGTATATTTTTATTACGTCACAAGTAAGCCAGGAAGTTCCTGAGATCGTATTACCTATATTAATTGGATAAGGAGAAAATATGGAATTGAATATCACACATGAACGAAGGTTAGGTAGAAAAGATGTAGACTACTCTAAGAAGTTTGTTCCTTCTGGCAGATTATGTGAAGAACGAGATGAAACTGATTATGTTACACCATGCGATTATTTCAATAGAACAACTAGGAAATGTAAATTATTTGGTGTAAACCCTACGTTTACACAAGATATTTCTCATGGTTTGAGACCTAGACCATTATATAAAAAGCCTAATCTCTGCTTATCTCAGACTATGGATTTTAGTGAAACTGTAGGGATGTTTGATTAGAATATAAATTCATATGCTTGATATAAACACCTTACTAAATTATTATATTAGTAAGGTGTTTTCATTTTAATAAGGAATTTATATGAAAGATAAAAGAGAAGATTTTGAAACCAAAGATATTTACCTGGCTTCTGCTTTGATAGCTCTAGGTGGATTTTATAGTCATGCAGATAAGTCAGACCCTAGACATCAGGTATTTTATTTTAGAGACAATGGAAGAGTTGATTTTGAAAAAGTAGTTTCTGAGTACGTTACAGGAACTCTTATGATAAATGCGGCGGCATTTAAAGAATCTATACAGCGAATGAAGTCTGTTATACATTCTTACTAAATTCTTATAAATAAGATAATTTTTGTGGTATACTATCTTTATGGTAATTAGAGATGGTTATGTAGCCACGCAGCATTACACAGCAAATGGGTGGCATGTAAAGGTAGGTGATACTCTCTATAGTTGGACTCCGAGTAATAATATTTCTTTGGGATGGGTGAAGGAAGGTGATTTATCTAAGATACTAAATATTGATACACGAGCGTGTTGTGTTAAGCGCAAAAAGAGATTTTTTGTAGCTAGTGCAGTGAATGTAAAATTGTATGAAACTGGAGAAAGATGATGGAAATTAGTGAAGTGATGTTGTTTGTAATCGGGCTTGCAGCTTCGATTATTGTTTGGGGAATAAAGACTTACCAGATCAAATCTGGTAAAGACGTTCCCACAGTTATACTACAGTGGTTAGTGTATGGAGTATCCTTAGTATTGGCTTTGATTTTTCAGCTTCCCGTATTGCCTGAAATTTCGTTCTTGGGTAGTCCAGTAGATGTTATTGGAGCAGGATTTGCATGGATTGGTGCGCTATTAACTTCAATTGCACCAGCCTTTACATTTGCTACCTTAGTCTATACAACCCTTCTGAAAAGTATTATGGAGAAACTTACTCCAGCAAAGGGATAACTTACAACAAAGAGAAGATAAATGAAAAAGAAAATAGGCGTTATCGGCTATAAAGGTCGAGTTGGCACAGAGCTATTGAAACAAGAAGGATATGTTCCTTTAGACTGTGACATCCGAAGTGAAAGAAGTGTAGAGAAGGCGATTACATCATGTAAGTGTGATGTGGTCGTCTCTCTTGCTTCTAAGTCATCTCCTGAATGGTGCGAAAATGATGATAATTTCAAAGAGATGTTTAATGTAAATGTTATGGGGGTGTTCAATTTAGGGGAAGTGACTAGGAAACTAGACATTCCATCGGTAATCTTATCTACAGATCATGTCTTTAGCGGAAAAAATTACTTTGATTTTTCATTGAAAAGATGGATAAAGAAAGGCCCATATTCAGAAGACTACAACCGTACAGTTCCCGTAAACCAGTATGGCAGAAGCAAATTGCAGGGGGAGTATATGGCTAATGAGTATGACAACATGAAGATTGTTCGTACAAGTTATTTGTTTTCTAGTGAGAGAGACTACAAGATTTCTACTCATTTTAATCCTACTAGAGATGAAACATTCCCCACATTCATGTATCGTTCATTTATGCACCTAAATCATTTCATAATAAGTTTAGATAAGTATCTGAGCAGAGTAGATGAAATGCCTAAGACGCTTCACATTTCTGGAAGTGAGACTTTATCTTGGAGTCACTTTGTAAAATCTTGGCTCGAAATGAATGGTATGAGAACTGATATTCGTACCCACAAAAAAGACAAGAAAGAGTTTGCTCCTAGACCACATAAAGCAGGTTTAGATGTATCTCTTTCTGCCAAGTTAGGATTACCTCAGTATTCATACAGAGATGGATTGGAGCTTTTATGAAAACTTCTGTAGTAATTCCTGCCTATAATAATTGGGCTTTACTGCACCAATTGCTTTATGATATTCATAGCACTAAAGGTACTAATGAATTTGAAGTGATTGTTGTAAATGATAAAAGCACAGAAGATGGGTTCGTAGATGGTCTTTCTTGGTGGCAGGGACAAAAGATGCTCCCCCTTTCTGTCATCAGCAACGAAAGTAACTTAGGATTTCTTTATACTGCTAATAAGGGACTGAAAGTAGCGTCTGGAGATATTGTTATTCTTATAACTACTGATGTTAGGGTTTATAAAGGTTTCTTTGAACAGATAGAAGATAGGTTGGCTGAATATCCAAAAACCCTAATTAGCGGTAAAGTGTATAGAGAAACTACTGGATGGAACAAGTTTGGCGAAAAAATATTTCCTTATGCAGAAGGGTTTGTTCTGGCAACCACTAATGAAGGATGGAAAGAATTAGGATATTTTGATCCTAGATATGTTCCGAATGATGCGGAGGATATGGATTTGTCCACTACTGCATTGTCTAAAGGGTATGAGTTATGGGAATTGCCGAGGGATACTGTGCTTCATCTTGGGGGTAAAACTTTAGGATACGGAGAAGAGAGAGAAAAAATAACTCGAAGAAACATAGAGAAGTTTGCGGAGAAATGGGATGTATACTCTAAATAAATTACAACTAAGTAGATTTCATAGTAAGTATATAGAAAAGAATTCAGATGAATGTTGGGAGTGGGTTGGTTCTAGTCTTAATCATGATGGATATGGTCTTTTCTATTATGAAAATACGCAGGATATGGCTCATAGAATATCATGGATGCTGTATTCTAAGCGTGAACTTAGTGATAATGAAGTAGTTTGTCATCATTGTGACAACCCTTCCTGTGTAAATCCAAATCATCTTTTTGTTGGGACACAGGCGGATAATATAAAAGACATGTTTAAGAAAGGAAGACAGAGAAGTCATAAAGGTATACTGAATAATAAGGCAATTTTGAATGAAGATAAGGTAAGAGAAATAAAGGCTCTTAGGCGTAAAGGAGTAACCTACAAAGGTTTAGCTAAAGAGTTTTTAGTTTCTGAAAGTTGTATAAATCATATTCTAAATGGTAGACATTGGGGATGGGTGGAATGATGAAAAAAATAAAAGTTTTACTTCTTTCAATTCATTATCCTTTAGCAATGAAAAATTATTGGGAAAATGCTTTCAATCGCAATCCTGATGTAGATTTGAGAACTACAGGGCCTTACACTGGTTCATTTATTCCTTGGATGGGAGGGATGAACTTGCCTGAGAAATATGCAAATCCTCCTACTTATCCCCTGCCCTTTAAGCCCAATATTGGAAGAATTCCTTATGAAATAGTAAAGGCGCAATTAGATGGATGGATTCCTGATATTGTGATTGCTGTTGACGCAGGTGTAAATTGGGTAAGTAAGCCATCCGATGGAAAAGTTGTTTCTATTTTTACAGATAGCCACTGTTTAGATTATTCTCATGCAAGAAGCGTTTCTGACGTGTCCTATAATATGCACCCGAAGTATGCTCAAGGGGACGATGTACTTTTACATTACGCATTTGACCCTGATGTCCACTATCCTATGACAGAGATTGAGAAAGATGCTGATGCAGTACTTATCGGTATGCCCTATCCGCAGAGAATTGAATGGATAGATAGATTACGATCTTTAGGGATTTCTGTTCTATTTGAGAATGGGCCAATCTTTGATGAGTATAGAGAATTGAATAACCGAGCTAGACTAGGACTAAACTGGTCATCTTTAGGTGATTTGAACGCTCGTGTATTTGAACTAATGGCAATGAAGTTATGTCCAATTATAGATAGATGCGAAGATTTGGATAGATTTGGGTTCGAGGAAGGTCATCACTATCTAGGATTTGACGATTTGGAAGAAGCTGTGCTTAGAGTACAGTGGGCATTGAATAGTCCACATGAAGCAGAAGAAATTGCTCTTGCTGCGTATAATAAAGTTAACATGGAAGATTTCACCTATGATGCACTTGTTGGCAAAGTGTTAGAGGAGTTTGGATTAGAATGAGTAAAAATAATGGTAGTATTCCTAACAACCTATCTCTTGTAGAGAAGGCTATAAAGGAAGCAAAAGCCCCTAACATTATTCATCATAGGGGAGATTTGAATAAAGTTACTTCTGATGGTAAAGAATTCACCAGGCAGGAGTACATCATCATTCCTACAATGGGTCAGAAGGTGAAATGTACTCCATACGATAACCATTTTGTATATAGAGATGCTAGAAAATTGGGGTGGGTATTATTCTGTACATGTGGTTCTCCTGCGGTAGTAATAAATTACGATGCCTATAAAAATCATGGAAGTTCTCAAGGTGCATTGTTAGCATGTAAAGCTCAAATAGATACTAACGAGCATAATCCTGTAAACAGATGATAAATTTATTTGGAAAGGGTTACATTGGTACGGAGTTTGTAAGGCAATTTGGTGCGGACGTATTAGTGAATTATAAGTTTGATTATATGCCTGTTTCCAATAAAGTCTTATACACAATTAGCACTACGGATAATTACAATGTGCATGAAGCTCCTCATCTTGATATAGATACAAATCTTACTACTTTTATCACTTTCTTAGAGAACATGAGAAAGGTATTTGGAACAGATTCAGAAATAACCTTTTTGTCGTCATGGTTCGTATATGGAGCGCAAGAAGATCTCCCTGTAAAAGAAGATGCTTCCTGTCATCCAAAAGGATTTTATTCCATTACGAAGTACGCTGCTGAGATGTTATTAGAAAGCTATTGTAATACTTTTGGAATGAAATATCGTATCTTACGCCTATGTAATGTTATTGGTGGTGAAGATAATGGAGCAGGGGCAAAGAAAAACGCTCTCCATTATATGATTACAGAAATGTGTAATGATAGAGAAGTGTCCCTATATGATACTGGTGTTTACAGAGACTACATGAATGTGATGGATGTAGTTAGAGCCATAAAGATAGCTATGGATTCAGACTCTACTCTTGGTGAGATCGTAAATATAGGTTCTGGAACATCTCATAAAGTCCAAGATTTAGTTTACTATGCTTACATGACAATGCCTACAGGAAAGATAAAGACTAAGAAAACTCCCACATTTCATAAGAATGTTCAAACAGATAAGATGGAATTGGATACAGCTAAATTACGTTCTTTGGGGTTCTTGCCTGAATATTCAGTATATGATACCGTAGACGAGATAATAAAAAATGCCGTATAAAATGGGAAGAAAAGAAATAATAGAATCCAGTAGACACTTGATTTCAGGAACATTTAGTGAGTTCATTCCTGGAGAAACTTACATCTCTCCTCATGGTGCGGATATAAATGGAGATGATGTAGCAAAATTGGTGGAATGTTCACTTGGGCAATGGTATACAGAAGGGAAGTATTCAAGAGAATACACGAATAAACTTCGTAAGCATTTGGGAAATGGTGTAAAGTATATTACATTGTGTAACAGTGGAAGCAGTGCCAATTTACTTGCCATTACAGCGATAACTGTACCTGAGTTTGGAGAGCGTAGACTTCTTCCTGGAGATGAAGTCATTACTACGGCTTTGAATTTTCCAACTACTGTAAATGCTATTATACAGAACGGGGCAATTCCTGTATTTGTTGATGTTGAATTAGGTACATACGTTCCTAAGATAGATGATATTGCAGAAGCTATTGTGATAGGTAAGACTAAAGCTGTTGTCCTTGCTCACACTCTTGGTAATGTATTTGATGCAGATGCTCTTGAAGATTTGTGCAGAGAGTATAATATTTTTATGATTAGTGATTGTTGTGATGCTGTAGGTTCTACTTTCGAGGAGAAGCCAGTAGAATCTTATGGAGATATTTCTACACATTCTTATTATCCAGCACATCATATTACTGGAGGGGAGGGTGGGGCTGTTCTTACAAATAGTCCTATGATAAATAAGGTTGTGAAATCTTTTAGGGACTGGGGTAGGGCATGTCACTGTGACCCAGGTAGAGATAATGCCTGTGGTAAACGATTTGAACATAAATTTAGAAGTCTTCCTGATGGATACGATCATAAATATGTCTATTCTCGTTTAGGATATAATCTAAAAATTACAGATTTACAGGCAGCATTATTATCCTCTCAGATGGATAGATTACAAGAATTTGTAGATGCTCGTAGATATAATTTTATATATCTCTCCGAAAAGATGTTAGATTTTGAAGATTGGTTCATTCTTCCTAGACCGACTGAAAATAGTGATCCTTCTTGGTTTGGATTTCCTATAACTTTGAAATCCTACGCTTGTGATTTTACAAGAAAAGAAATCATAAACTTCCTGAATGAAAAGAAAGTAGGCACACGAAATATGTTCGGTGGTAATCTTATCCGGCAACCTGCTTATGAGAATGTTGAGTATCTAACACTATCTAAATTATATAATAGTGATATTTGTACAGAAAGGTCTTTCTGGATTGGAGTTCATCCAAACTTGACTATAGACATGATGGATTATATAGTAGAAATTTTCAGGGAGTTCTTAGATGGGAGAAGCGGATGCTTAGAAATTTTGTAAACTGGAATATATTTTTAAACGAAATAATCGGTGATGACTATCCATCTCCTCCAGATAAAGGTCATACTGCACTTATGCGTGGCATTATGACTGAATGGATAAGTGGGTTGAAAGGAGTTACTAATGTTCTTGATGTTGGATGTGGAGATGCTGCTATAGCAGAAGGGTTCTTCAAAAGCCTTGGAATGGAGTACACTGGCATATCAAATGGAATGGACGTAGAGAAACTAAAAGGTTTAGGAAAGAATGTTATCAATGGCGACTTTAGTTTCTTGGAAGAGTTTGCAGATGCTTCATTTGGATTAATCTTCTCTCGTCATTCCCTAGAGCATAGTCCTGCCCCACTGCTTACCCTAATGGAGTGGCATAGGGTATCAGCACACTTCCTATGTCTAGTTCTCCCAAATCCTGCTTATTGGGGTCGTGTGGGACAAGGGCATTATTCTGTACTTGAAGAAGATCAGTGGAATTTCCTATTGAAGCGTTCTGGATGGAAGGTGATATGGAGAAAGAATACTGACCAAGAATTTTGGTTTATGTGCGAAAAGGCTAAAAGGTACTAATATGAAGATAGACGTAATCTGTAATGACGGTAGTCCTCTTGAAGTTACAGAAGCTAGTATCTTCGGTGAAGATGGTCGTATGGGTGTAGGTGGTTCTGAATTATTCATGCTTACCATCTGTAGAGCTTGGCATGAAGCAGGGCATGATGTGACATTATATAATAGTCCTAAATCCCCTAACAGTTCGATTTTCAGTCAGCTTCCAATAGATGCTTTCACTCCAGAAGATGAAAGAGATGTAGTAATTATATGGCGTTCTCCTAATGTAAGACTTACTCCACACACAATAGGATACAGGGTATGGCTATCATGTGACCAGCACACTACAGGATCATTCAAAGATTTTGCCCCAAAAGTAGATAAAATAGTCACCATTTCAGAACGTCATGCAGATTATTTCAAAGATTTTTATGGCATACAGGACACTATTACCATAGATATTCCTATCCGTGTATGGGAGTATGAAGAAGATGAAGTAGAGAAAGTTCCTTATCGTTGCATCTTCAATCACATGCCAGATAGAGGTGTGATGCAGTTACATGCTGTATGGGCAGAGATTGTTCGAGATGTTCCAGAAGCGTCTTTGGTGATTACATCAGATTGGAGATTATGGAGTGAGTGGGCAGACCCTCAAGCAACGCAACAGTTCAAGGCTAAATTTGCTAGGCTTCCTGGAGTAACATATCTTGGTGCAGTAAAGAGAGATGAGCTTATTAGGCATCAATTAGAAGCTCAGTTAGAACTGTACCCGTCTTCGTACGATGAGCTTTTTTGTATTTCTACCGCAGAAAACCAGGTAGCACAATGTCTCCCAATTACAAATGATTGGGGAGCGTTGTCTACAACTAACATGGGAGTTATGATACCTGGAAGTCCTTTTACACCAGAATGGTCTAAGAAGTTTGTCGCTAGTGCAGTCAATTTACTGAGAAATCAGGACTTGTTAGAAGAGAAAGCTAAAGAAGTTCAGAGATTAGCTAAAGAACGCTTCTCCCTTAATAGAATTTTAGATGTTTGGGAAAAGGAAATATTTTCATGTCTAAAATAATATCTGGAGTGTATAAAATTACTAATCTTGTGAATGGGAAGATGTATGTAGGTGGTAGTGTAGATATTGATACACGATGGCGGGTACATACACGAAAACTAAAGGGAGAATTTCACGATAATAGTCATTTACAAAGAGCATGGAATAAATATAAAGAAAGTAGTTTCAAATTTGAAATCGTAGAAGTAGTAAGCGATAGAGAAAATGTGCCTATTAGAGAGCAGTGGTATTTAGATAATGTGGTAAAATACGGATTTGATTATAATATTGCTAAAGATGTTATTGCTCCTAATAGAGATAGAAACCATTCAAAAGAGACCAAAAGAAAGATGTCTGAATCTCAAATGGGGCATATAGTTTCAGACGAAACCAAAGAAAAAATTTCAATTTCAAAAAGGGGATGTAAACTTTCAGATGAACATAAGAAAAAGTTATCTATTGCATTTACAGGAAAAAGGAATCATTTTTGGGGAAAGACTCATACAGAAGAAACCAAAAAACGTATGTCAAAAGATAGGTCTGGAGAGAAAAGTGCTTTGTTTGGTATTGCTAGTGAAAGTCATCCTCAGGCAAAACTAACACAAGTTGAGGCTGAGGATATAAGAAAAAGGTACGCATCTGGTAATTATCGTCAATGGGAATTAGCTAATGCTTATGATGTAAGTCAGTCTATTATAAGTGACATTATTACTAATAAAACATATAATACACATTCAATATAAATGAAAGGATAAAATATGATACATATAAAAAAGAGTGAGACAGCAGACACTAGAACTTGTGATGTGTCTAAGGTAACTAAAGATCAGTTGTTAGAGAGTAGTCTCCAACATATAGGAGATGTTCAGAGAGGGTTGGAGTTTTTTATAGGGATGATGCAAAAAGCAGAATCTTGGCACGACTTTGATAAGAGAAGTAAAGATGGGCTAGATGCTTTTTACAAAGACTTCAAAAACAACTTTGAGACAACTGATTGGTGGGATAATCATCGTAAAGTAAATAGGCATCATCTACTACAAGATGATGGTGTGCCTGACGATGTTAACCTTGTTGATGTGATAGAAATGATTGTAGATTGTGTTATGGCAGGTATGGGTAGAAAGGGAGAAGTATATCCACTAGACATTTCTCCTGACGTATTGATGGAAGCGTTTAGGAATACCGCTAAACTACTAGAATCACAGGTGGTTGTACATGACTAAAAACATTTTATTTATTACTGATTTAGCGGTTATAGGCTCTGGATACATGTACATTTCTTTGCCTTTGATGAAAGGTCTTGTTGGTCTAGGTTTTGATGTGAAGGCAGTCGGACTAGGGAATGATGGCAGTGAGCATGACTTTCCCTTCTCTATCATTCCAGCTAAAGATTTCAAATCTGCTCATGCTATTGCCCATAATTTACATTTCTTGGACTGGAAACCTGATGTAGTAGTAGTCGCTTTAGATGTTCCTCACCAACAATTCTTCATCGAGAAGTTGAAGGATTTAGATTCTAAATACATTTTCATCACTCCACTAGAGAATGGCCCTCTTACTATGACATGGGCTGCTTCTTTGATGTTTGCTGACGGAGCTTTATTCATTAGTGAGTTAGCAACTAAGGCAGCGCATAAAGCAGGGCTTACAAAAGCTAAACATATTAAGATTGGTTCTGACACAGAGATTTGGCCTGAACGTGACGAAGAGACAAGAAATAGAATTAGAAAATCAATGGAACTAGAAGACAAATTTGTCATTCTTTCTGTAGCAGATAATCAAGAAAGAAAGAATTTGTGGGCTGCTATGGATATTGTTTCTAAGGTAAAGAAGTCTGGTGTAAAGAATCTAAAGTACATTTTAGTGACTAGGGAACATTCTCATGTAGGACATAAAATCAGAGATTTAGCTTTGACTTTAGATATAAATGATGAGCTAGTGGTTATGGAACGTGGATTGCCTCAAGATGTGCTGTGGACACTATATGCTGCTTCTGATTTGTATTTGAATACGAGCAAGGGAGAAGGTCTTGGATTACCTCTGCTAGAAGCTATGAGTGTAGGATTACCAGTTATGGCTACTAATACAGGAGCAATGACTGAATTGCTTGCTGATGGTCTAGGGACAGTTCTTAGAGGGTTTTTGATTCGTCCTGAGTACGAGTTTACTGATGTTTGGGGCAATTCTAAGCGTAGTATGATAGACAGAGAAAAAGCGACAGAAGAAATATTATATTGTGTAAAAGATGGTCGTATTATGAAGCACATGTCTGATGCTGCTTTACATTATGTAAAATCGCTTACATGGGATATTCCCGTAAATCAACTTAAAGAAATGATAGAAGAGGTTTTAGATGAGTAGAAAACGAAACAAGTCAAAGAAGGAAAAGTTTCTTCTGGATGTAGTAGTTCCTACCGCTGGTAGATACGACATCCTAGAGAAATGTTTAGATGCCTTAGAAACTCAAACAGTGAAAAAGTTTAACACCTATCTCATTGATGGTAATGATGATATTCCAGACAGAAATCAAAATAGAGAGTTGTTAGAGAAATACAATGCTAAGATGCTTGGACAAAATGTTGGATACCCTCGTCTCTGTAACGCTGGAATAGCAATGGGGAAAGCTCCTTTAGTTTTGCTACTTACTGATGATGTTGTTCTTTCTGATACTGCTATTGAACAAATGCTTGAAGTAATGAAAGATGAAACAATCGGTATGTTAGGAATAAAACTTCTCTTTCCAGAAGACAGTGTAGACCCTGGAAGACCTGCTGGAAAAGTTCAACATGTGGGTTTGGCTATGGATGTTGAAGCCAATGTCATTCACCCTTTAGTTGGATGGAGCGCAGATAATCCTAAATGTTGTGTGTCCAGAGATGCTTTTGGAGTTACTGGAGCATGTTTTGTAGTTCGTAGGGAACTGTTCAATCGAGTTGGTGGGTTTGATGTTGATTATGGACTCGGTACTTACGAAGATATTTCATTGGCACTTGCTATAAAGTCTTTAGGAAAGAGAGTGTATATTGATACTGACATTATCGGGCATCATCATGTGGGGGCAACTGTGCAGAAAAAGAAGATCGGATTTTCCTTACATCAAAACGCTAATATATTTAAAGCGAAGTGGAGTCAAAGCGGATTATTTCTTTACGACAGTTACAAATATTATTGAAACTATAGTATAATATATTTAGTAAACCCGCTAGGCCTCTTTACCCTTCGTGGTAAAAGCTCAACTGTAGCGGGTTTTCTTTATTGCATTACTTATAGAAGTGGAATAGAATTAGAGTATAAAACAAGTCTACAAGGAGCAATTATGGATAAAAAAATGGCTGATGGTTATAGGGAACATATAAGAATTGTAGTTGGAGATGTTCCTACTTTACTTTTTACGGATGATTCTGGAAGACATGCTGTTGTTATGTACAATGAGGGAGGTAATGTACAAATTGGATTTTCTGGAACAGTTGCTTCTAAAGGAATGACTTTAGCAGACGGTCAAGGATTTACAGATAACTACTCTAAAGATGGTTGGTGGGGGGTAGCTTCATCTGGTGAATCTGGTACAGTAAGTGGATTCAAGGTAATCTAAATGAAGTTAGGATTCTTTGATGATGTAGGAAGAATGATTAGGTTAGGATACCGCATCTCTGGAGACAGTGTCCCCACCTTCAACTTCGACACAGCCCTCGCCACCTTCACCGCAAAGATGGCGAAGCGTACAACGTCTGTTTTTGATGCTGCACCTATTATTCAGGGTAAGTTTGACGGGAGCGGTGTGCCTGATGTGGTGAGTTATAGCAGGGGCGCACAGATTAGTGATAACTTTTATGCTAACTTTGACCCGTATCAGGGAACAGCGGTCAAGTGGTGGACACCAGAAAAAGACCGTGACGCAACACAGACGAATGATGAATATGTTTGGTATGTAAATGCTTTTTATCATTGCAAATACGAACATGATAATCAGCGTGTATTTGTAAGATTAGGAAATCAAACGGCTGCCGCAACCCTTACAACTGTGGGAGGAAGTAGATATAATGTTGCTATTAGTTGGGACATAGATAATGCCTTAGACGGGACTAATTATATTCGTATTTCTGTAAATGACGTACATACATTTAGCAGAGCAGCGGCTCTTGCATCATTTGCTCCAGATGAATTAATCTGTATTGGCTCTAATGGTTCAGCCTTGCCTGCCAACGCAATCATAGAAGGTCTCACTGTTTACAGAAGGGTACTTTTTGACGGCACTTACGGCACAGACGTTGGCAACGGTGACGAACTCGCTCTAATTTATGCTTCTGGAAGTGGAAAGAAACCAGAAGAAGTAACTGGCGGCGATGATATTGTTTTCGCCTTACCAACCAACGGCACAGCGGAAGAACTGGTAACGGGTACAGGCGAAGCGCATAG